TTACCTCCAGAAGCTTTAAAATTATGTACTGCTTGCAAAAGTTCACTTTTGAAAGAAGTACACATTGCTTGTGTAATTGCCATTATAGTCTCCTAATAATATTTGCTAGGTCTTTATGACCTTGTTGTTCTAATTGATTACATATTGTACACATGTGGTTTTTTATTGCCTCATTCATGTAATATATAATCACTTTTTTGCACGCTTCTCTAAAAGCGTGTGCTTGTGCCCTAATGGGTGCAGGGGTTTCGTCGCTAATAGAAACTAATCTTTTAGTAGCCATTTCTGCAACTTCTTCTACAGTGTGCCCTCTGTGATCTGTTGTAGTAACACCTAAGTTACCTACTTCTGTATCAGAATTAATTGAAAACATTAATACTCCTTTGGTTCTGGTGGTAAATCATTTCTATCTATCATTTGTGGTTTGCTAGGTGTTTCTTCTTTATGTACCTCTGACCATTTACATGTCTGTATTATACCGTCTTTTAAATATGTAACAACTGGATCTTTTAAACGATGATAACCGTACAATTTTTCTTTTATATCTATATTAGTTTCTAATAGATTTGAACGAGGAGCAACTGAAACTTCTATGTCGTTTTCCATACATTTAGCCAACCAAAACTCACAACAGGCTTTTCCAGACTCAGCAAAGTGCATATTTGTCTTATAGGTAAAATCAACCCCAAATACCGTTAAACTATTTATTTTATTCCATAATGCAAAAGCTATAGCGTAAGCTACTGTGTTATTAAAATAAGAACATCCTAAATCAGCTACTAATGGAGCCAATGGGAATTCCTCTGCATAAGGAACTCTTTCATCTAACTCGCATGTATAGATAGGGTAATCTGCTTTTGGTAAACATTTTCTCATCATCGGAGTCATACTTCCTGCGTCTTCTGTATCTAAGAAACGACTCATTGGATCTAAAATAAAAGCCCTATCGATTTCTGGAAGAACTCCTATCATCGCATTTACAGCCCACACTTCATCAAAAGATACGCTATGAACTTGTGATAAATGGTAATCTATTTGGCTTTGACCCATAGCAACTATCGCTATATTTTTTCCTTCCAAATCTGAGGTAGATTCATTTAACATTTAATAAATATCCCCATACCTGTATTCGTCTTTGCTTCCTAGAACTTCTACTCTGTTTTTTAAACTAGATAAACCACTAGCGAAACGACCTTCAAACATTTGAGTTTCATTGGGGTCTAGCTTTAAAAATATCGCAGCTTCTGCTAAAGATCCATAAAATAATGTATCTCCAGCGTTAGTTCCGAGCCAACTTGTTCCGTCTGAAGTAGCTGTTATTGATTGAGGATTATAAACATAGTGTAATTCAAAAGTATAATTGGCATTCGGGGCTGGTGCTAGTATAAAAGTGTCCTCATCAAAAAGAGCATAATACAGGGGATTACCTGTTGTTGCTGTTGCTGGGCTATAGTCTCTTATAAAAGAAACGTCTTTTAGTAATAGGTAATTGTAGTTACTATCACTGTCTATTAATGCTAAACTAAGAGGAGTTAAAAAATCTGTTGGCATCGCTAGGTATGTATTTCCACTTGATGCTGTGCCTGTTACGTTTTTTCTAAAAACAGGTATTTGTACGTTTTGTAGAATTCTTTGTTCAGCTTCCTGTATAAAAATAGGTAGGTTACTGACAAAGGTTGAATCAGCACTTTCAACGTAATCTTGAATAGCTGACTTTAATGTAGTGTATGTCCAGTTCATGATGTTGTCACCGTTAATGTTCCTACTTCCCCTGTCATTTTAAATGGATCCCCAACGGTTACGTGGGGGAACATGGTACCTATGACTTCTGGGACAGTGTTATATGGTCCAACTTGCGTTGAAGTATATGGACCGTAAGTTGTGATTGTTCCTACACCAACTTCTTGATCAACATTAGGTCTAGGATTCCATAGTGCTTCTGCATCCAGAACACGTGGTACTGGATCTAATTGAGGTTCTTTTGGGTCATAACATTCTGGACAAACCTTTAGATCATTCCATTGTTTTCTTAAATCTAAATAAGGATAAGCCCACCCACATGTATCACATATTCCTTGAGCATATGTGCCTTTAGCGTATGCCATTAATAGTTTCTCCTAGGCACTAGGTGTAAACTGTTTCTGCCTTGATCTCCCGCTACTGCTCTTGCAAAATCCTCTTCATACAAAGGTTTTAATATTTGTATTCTTTCAGGATTCTTTTTAAGTGCTAGATAAAAAGCTAACCCTGAAACCATGGGGGCAATAAAGCGACTAGGTACATCAGGATCATTTACTGAGGTGTTTACATCATCTATTCTTTGTATTCTATTTGAAACAAAAATATCTGTTGAATTTTCTGGTGCTGGCCAAACATATAAAACAGGGGTAGACTGTCTATCTAAAAAATATTCTGTTGGTCTAGCTTTAGTTGATTTAGTTGGTATGTTTAAATACTCATCTCTTCCAATACTACTCAGTTGAAAATCTGTTACTGTATTACCAACAGTTCTTCTGATTACAGCATCTATTATATCTATATCGTATGAATTTAAAGTGTAGTTATTTTGACCTTCAACCATTGTCAAATTGACTTGTGCGATAGTCCAAACATTTACACCTCTGTTAGCCCAATCACTGAACATGATATTCAGTGAGCGACGGGCTGTTACTGCGTCATATCCTGTACGCAACTCCAACCCTGCCAACTCATACGCTTCTTCCATGACAGCTGCGGTATCAAGACTAAATGTTTTAGTTCCTGATGTAGCCATTTGTTAAGATCCTGGTGCTTCGTAGTATTTTAAAAACTCACACCAAACTGTGTATTCATTACCTGCATCTGAGGTAGAAGGCACAACTAAAAGTACATCTCCTGAGTAACCTGAGGCAGCAGTGTTTTTAAGACCACCAATCTCACTGAAATCAAAAGAGTTATCATAAGCTAATGTTAAAAAAGTTACATCTGTAGTTGCATCCCAATCCAGAGAAGCTGGGGCATCCGTTCCCCCACCCACGCTGTACCATATCTTATTTAAAGACACGTGAGCACAAGATTCTCCTTCTGGATTTGTGTTAAGAGCAGAAACGTCTACTAATGTAGAACTGCTCGCACTTCCGTCTGAAAGAACGGATGCGTACACAATAAGCTTTTTATCACCATCAAATTGATTAGTTGGACCTGTGACTGTATTAGCCATAGTTTACCTCCTATTAAGCGTCAGCAAATGGTGTTACTATAGTTCCTGAACCTAGTATGATTCCTTGAACTGCATACTTAGCTGATGCCATCGCAGTAACTTGTACAATACTACCCACGAGCCCACCTTTAGTAGTTCCGTTCATAGTAATAACATCGTTAGAAGCACCAGATAAAAATGTTTTACCTGTAGCGTCACTTACGCCAGTGTAAAGACCACCTACAAACTTGTCTGTTCCATCGGTTAAGATGTCCATGTCTGTAGCTGCTGTTTCTACTACGAAGAAGAAACTTGCTCCCAAGTTATTAAGTTGATTAGGATCAGTTGAATCAGTTGGAGTTGTTGTAACAATTGAAGGTAAAGTAAATTTACCATCTGCGTCATTACAAGTAAGTATTTTACCTGCATGAGAAGCAACTGTTAGTGTAGTATCAGCTGTTAAGCTAACTACTACTGAACTACCTGCTGAAATGAATCCAGCCAATGATCTGACTGGACCTGAAAATGTTGATTTAGCCATATTAAGTCTCCTTAATAAATTCTATCGTCTTGGCTTGTCTGCTAGGTCAGTCGATAGATTAATTATAATTACCCTAGTTCTTTTATTCGATTCTATATAAAAAAAGGGGAGAAGTAAACTCCTCCCCCAATTTTTTATCTACGCTCCTGGAGAACCGTAAATACCACGCCAGTCGCTAAAGCCAAAGCTGTAACGTTCACGTGCCTTATATCTAACATTTCCAGTTTCAAAATCACCTTCCATACCACTAGAAACAGGGGTACGAACAAAATGTTTTAAACCATTTGGAACATCAGTTGTAAGGAACCAAGCATCTGAATCAGTAAGATAATGATTAACTGAATATCCGCCTGAGACCATGCCCATGTTACGGAGAGCGTTAATATCATTGTCTGCTGTTGATACTCTGCCTGGAGTATTTAGTAGACGATCCGCTATGAATTGCAAAGCAGGCGGAATAATTAATTTTTTCGCCTGTGCATTTACCTTAAGACC